TACGTTTTTGGCAACCATAATAAATCTTTCGGGTAGATTCTTTGAATCCGTCTACCATACTTGGGATAGAGCGTTCCAAATCTCGGTTACTGAAATGAATCAGATCTTTATGAACAAACTCTTCATAAGGAACATTCATGTCTGTATAATCCAACACACTGTCTCGGTTATATTTCATCAACCATGCCTTCCGATCATCCGCACGCTTTTTGTTAAATGCGAGATCAATACTATCATCAGATACCTTACCATTGTAAACATATACTGTCTTTTTCATGTTACGGAAATAGTCTTTTGCTTCTTCTGGAGTAGAAGTACCAAGACCCTTATAATACTTAACTTTCCAAGGTTTAATTCCTACAGGAGTNGCCTCTACTTTCTTTTTCCAAGCATCAAAGTCGGTCATGCTATAGAATTCAATAACCTCATTTGTATTTTGATGTTTTACTTTAATGATAGGTGTCAACATAGAGGTAATGAAACCTGTTTGTCTGTAGAGAGATGGCCAGATAGATTGAAAGACGTTGAACATCAACCCTTTGATGTGACTTCCATCATGATCCTGGTCAGTCATAATCATAATCTTTCCATAACGAAGACTTGAAACATCTTTGTATTCTCTTCCTTGTTCCAAACCGAGAATCTTCTTGATACTAGTAATTTCTTCATTTTCTGAAATTTTAGTTTGGTTGGCATCTTTTACATTCATAATCTTTCCACGAAGAGGGAAGACACCATATTTATCACGACCAATTACACTCAAACCAGCAATTGCCATAGACTTTGCTGAATCTCCCTCTGTAAGAATCAGTGTACATTCTGCACTATCTTTGGTACCCGCTCGGTTGGCATCATCCAGCTTGGGAATCAGTACCCGAGCAGTCTTCTTTCCATCTGTCTTCGCCACTTTTTTCTGGTCATGGAAATCGGTCAAACTGACGGCTTTTTCCATAATTCCCGTTTTGTATAGATTGGTAATAAATTTGTCACTGAGTTCACACTTGGAACCAAACTTAGATGCTTGGGTTGTCAATGTTTCTTTGGTTTGACTGTCAAACGCTGGGTTGACAATTTGAGTTTTTACAATCAAGAAGAGATTCTCACGAATATGTTGTAGTTTTACATCTTTCTTCTTTTTGCTGAGAACCATTTCTGAAAGTTTTTTAGTAATTAGATTACTGAGGAACTCTACATGTTTGCCACCGCGTAGAGTATTAATTCCGTTAACAAAGGAAACTTGTTCAAATTGGTTAGATTCAGAATAACTGGCAATCACTTCCCAGCGACCATCCCCACACTTCTCATATACACGGGGACGTTGATCTTTAGACCCAAGATAAAGATCAGCATATTTTTCAAAATCTTTAACATCAATCTTTTGATCATTAAAGTAAACAGAAACACCTGGGTCTGTGGTCGCACAAGCATCATAAGCACGCTTACGGAAGAGATTGTACATATCATCTGTTAATCCCTTGAGTCCAAACCGCTGATAGTCAGGAACAAAAGAGATTTTGGTATAGGGAGTCTTTTTACTGGTTTTCACTTTGGCTTTTTCACGTTGTTTCATGTTATCAAAGAAACGTTGTTCGTAGGACAAACTACGACGATGGTCAACGGTTTCAATGATAAACTCCTTGGAAAAGATATTTGCAAGCTTTGCACCATACCCATTCTTTCCACCCCATAGACGCTCTTCATTTTGATTATAATTGGTAGATGTAAGCAGTTCTCCAAAGATCAGTTCAGGAATCCATATATTATCATAGCTGGAGTGCTTTTCAATATCAATTCCGTCTCCATCATTTGTGACTTCAATTCGTCCCGATTCTTTATCCACATTGATCCGAATTGTTTTTAGGTGTTTAATATCTTTGAGCCCTTTTGCAATCTCTGCCTTTAGACGTTCACTTTGATCCAAAGCATTTACAAGAATTTCATCATAGAGTTTGTATAGTCCTGGTACATATTCAATATCCTTCTCTACCATACCTTTCGTTTCATCATCGTAAACGTAAGTTTTTAGTTGCGTAAGATTGACAGAACCGATGTAGGTATCAGGAATCTCATAGATGTGATCACGTAGCTCGTGCTTTTTGTACTTATCAAGCGTTGCCATCTTGTTTTCCTGCTATACAGAAAGAGAAAATATGTTTATATATTTTTTGACAGTTAAAGAATCAATTTTTTATTTTGTTTCTTTTCAATAGGTATTACGATGAGCGGTATAGTTACACGCAGTAGAGTCCCCCGAAGAACACCCACTCAAGAAGCAACCACATCAAGAGACTCCACACAGACAAAAACTACAGTTCTTAGCGATGATCAGAAAAAGACACTTCAGATTTTTACATTTGCATTTATAAAAAAGAATGAAAGTACCACACCTTCCAAAGAGTGGAAAGATATAATTTCATACTTTAAAAAGATTCATAAGCGAACGCTTAAAGAATATCAAACACGTGTGAATGGAAATATTCCTTCAGAACAAGCAGTTGGAGAAATAATGAATATTGTTTATGGTGATATGATGGATGATCCACTCGCAAAAAGATGGAGAAAGATCTGTTTAGATTTAATAAAAAACGGATTTGAATATATTGATCCTATAGTAAAATATATTACGTCTGTTCGTAAGCAATTAGAAGAACGCTTTACTAAAAATTTTAATATTGAACAAATCTTACCTGAAGGAAATATTCGTCTGAATGTTTTTAAAAACCTTACATATAAAGAATATTTACAGCAACTTGGTAAGACAAAAATAGTTGAACTAAATGATGCACAAAAGATAGATCTTATAATGTTATTAAACGATTCTACTTCTAAAACATTTGAAAGTTTATTACGTGAGATTGCATCAAGATCTTATGCTACTGCAAAAGAATTAATTATGCTTAGTGTAGATGAGATAAAGTTTTATGTAAATACACACAAAGGAGATGGTGTTACCGTTTTAATGCAATGTCTTTTCTCAAAAGAAACTACAGGTTCTCCAAAATATCGTGATCTCTGGTCTTTAGTAGTATTCCTAATAAACCATGATGATATAGATTTAACAATTCCAGTAAATATTAAAGATAAACAAATTAATGTAATATCTACTTTACTATATTCTTATTATCTTGCAGTACTAGAAGCCACAAATTATAAGGATTTCTACTCTGATGCACTTGAAGAAATACTAAAAAAGATGCCAATGACAGCATTCTATAGATCTGATTTAGAAGAGGATTGTTTCGGAAAAGTTTATGGAAGTGTTATTACAAAAGATGGAAAGAAAATATGTATTGGAAATGTATGGATTTTCCGTCATCTTCGTCAAGACATGATAAATGTACTTGTAGAAAATGGAAAACTAGATATGACAGTAGGATATGGAACTGCAAATGTTCGTAGATCTTTACGTATAGAAATAGAAGACTTAAAAGATTCTAAAAAGAAGGCACATGACATGTTTACAGAAACACAAGAATCTGTACAGAAATTATATGCTACTATTATCAAACTAAATGAAGATTACAAAGATCTTATAAAAGTACGTAATGCAACTCAACAAGATGAAATAAATGCAGGTAACGAATTAGAAAAAGTTGAGCAAAAGTATACTAGTTTGGAGCCCTTCTTTGAAAAACATAATGTAAACTTTTACTTTGGAGGAAAAAAACGTATATCCAGAAATAAACGAGAATAGTCTGTCCATTATTTTTTTGTAGATAATCATTAAGGTTATATATGAGTACAGACGCCCCTCGTCAGAGTAGAAGATTAACAGGAGCTCCTCCATTGGAAGTAGAAATAGTACCAAAACCACGCGTCCCTTCTGTAAAAACTGAGAAGTGGTCATTCACGGAAGATGAAGAGAAAGAGCTAGCAAAGTTTTTTAAAGCATATAGACACTATTATAGAAATACCGACCGATATAAGAATACAATTAAGAATATGAACGAGTCTCAGGAAGAGAAAGCGATGCGAGGAGAGTTAGACAAAATATATGGAGCGACCCGTGCAGCATATAACTTACAAAGAAACGAACCATTGACAGAAGAAGATGCTATTAAAAAGGAAGTATTTCTTCAGTTGGGATATGAAGAGCGAGTTAACGCAGGAGAAAAATTCGTAGCAGACGAGGAATGGATAAAAATTTGTTTAAAATTACTTCGGAGAGGTCTCCCAAGTAAGACGCCACTGTTTAACTATTTTGATACTGTACTAGAAAGCATACATGAAACAATTGATAAAAACTATAATTTGGTAAACACCCTTCCCCTTCCACCAGATGTCCGACATAATATATACAAAAACTTTACATATCAAGAATTTTTAACTGCAGTAAATAAATCTAGCATCTCTGAGCTTACCAATGAAGAAAAAGTAGATTTGTTGGCATCGTTAAACAACCCAACTTCAAAAATGTTTACAGAGTTATTAGAGAGCATCGGAAATGGATACTACAAAGTTGTAAAAGAACTTATTTCTCTAGAGGCATACACCATAGACAACAAAAAGATAAAGTTTAATATCAATACACATACAAATAACGGATGGTCCGTATTCTTTAAAACAATTATGATTAGAAATTCTAACAATTATGAGGAACAATTAAAGTTTATTGATTACTTATTAGAACAAGATGATTTAGACCTAAAAACGATCCGTAGCATGTCGTATGGAAAAAATAATCAAAATATATCTAAGATTACATGTAATCCCTTCTCATTTGCGTTGTTTAATTCAACGGAAACGAATAGCATAACAATACGTAACTTCTTTTGGGAAGTTGTCAAAAAAATATTAAAGAAAAAACATTTGGGTGATTTCTATGTTCATTCTTCTAAACTGGAGTGTTCTGGAGAACCATATGGTTTTATATTTTACACCAATGAAGAAGATAATATATGTATTGATAATGTTTGGATTTTCCAACATTTTCCTAGGGACAAGATAGAATGGCTTGTAGAGCATGGTAGATTAGATATGAAAGTAGGGTATAAAGGAAAATCTAAGAAATTTAATGTTCGCACCTCGTTACACATGAGTGCAGAGGAGATTTCAGGGAATAAACAAAAGATAATAGAAGAAATGGATAAATATCAACGAACAATAGATGCCATGAATGATGAAATTTCTAAACTACAACAATTAGAAAGAGACCTAATACATAAGAAAGAACCTTACATGACCATGATGAAGACTTGGGAAGCACAACTTGTAAAAAAACAAGCAAAAATAGACAAAATAAACCAGACTCTTATTGATTTAACACCTTTGTTTGATAAAAACGAGATAAAGATGTGGGAGGGAGGAAGAAAAAGAAGTACGAACAAAGGTAAGCGTTAAACATCAATTAGGGAAGCAATTGTTTGGTGAATTTCATCTCCAATTTGTTGGACCGTCTTCCCCTCCATTTCAATGAGGTAGACATTGGGTGTATTATTTTCAAGCAACATTTCATATGCATTTTCATGAAGATGATGAAGTGTTTCAATATAGTCCAAGGGAATCTCCGATTCACAGTTTCGGCTTCTCTTATGAATCCTATCATATGATTTCTGTGGTTCGGTACGAATATAGAACTGCATATCCGGAATCACATGACACTTCTCATATAGATTTTTAAGAATTGTATATTGACGTTCCTTTAGTTTTCCATTTTCAAAGTTTGCCTTGGAGAAAACGTGCCATTGAAAGAATGCAGATCGCTCTGTTATGGTAATATCCTTTACCGTATAATTGGTATTAAATACACGATCCATCCACACTTTGATTTGAAATTCAAAGGCATCTTTGTTATTTTTATACATGTCTTGAAGAAAAGGAATCCAATCGTCTACTGGTTCTACATCAATGTTATATTTATACGTTTTTTTGAGATAATTCAGAACAGTGCTCTTTCCTGCGCCAATGTTTCCATCAATACTAATGACGGTCATTTTGAGAGTATATTGATATAATAGTCAAAAAGAGAGTTCTCAATTTTTTATTAATTTACAGGAAGACGGCATGACGAGATAAATGTACAACATCTTCTAATTTTTTTAGAGTTAACTTACCACGTTGATGTATGTCATACATCAAACAATTTAGATGCATTTTTAAGATTTGTTTTACAATATCCAACGAGTTCTCTTTGATAGTTACGTTAAAGCCAAAGAATATATCACGTAGATATTTAGAAGGAAATAATTGTTTCTTGGAAGGCTCGGTAGATAGGATAATAGAAAACTCGCTAAAGATAGTTTCAGTCCCTCCTCCAGAAAAACTAGAAGGGAGAGCATCTCGGGCAGTATAAGTAGAGAAATCTACTGTATCTGTCACATGATGACTTACATTCTCTTGATAGACACTTGTATCTTTGCCAAAGTATTCACTATCTACATGATATGAACCCCCTTTCATACTTTTAAGTTGAGGATAACATTGATTTTGAACATAAGTTAGTGATGACTGTATATGTCTGGGTTTAACTTTTTTATTTTCTGGATCATGGATGGATGTAACGGTAGCGATTAATGCACATAGATTAAACACTTCATTATATATGTAGAAGGAAAGCTTTTCAGTTATCGCTACTTTTTCAGCTTCATCCTCTGGTAGATTTAGTTTATATTTCTTAATGATTGAATGTACGTTTGCTTGAATTAAGGCTTCCATTATTCTATAGGAATATAATTAAAAATTAAAATATACATTTTTTACAGAGATGAGCTACTATTCTGATTATACTCCTTTAGAAAAGACACAACAGTTCAATGGAAGAGTGAATATTTCGAAGCCAAGCGCTTTAGAAATCCCTACCTTTTACAAACAACAGAAGGTAAACAATGATACCTTTTATGCGGAAGCCGTACAAGGACATTTTACACCAAATGAAGTAAGTAACCTATTCTTTTCGTGTAATAACATTGATGTTCTTCAAGATGGTTTACGATACAAGATTTATCAGTTATCCAATGGTAAACACGTAATTGGAAGACAGAGTGATCAAGATTTAAAAATTATTATGCGATCTATTTATTTACAATATAGTAAAAATCTTTCCAATGATGTTGTTGGACAAGTACGTGAACTCAATGGATTGGTACTTGATTGGGCGGTCAAGGAAGTTTTTAGCAATGTGAAACAATATGATAAATATGTCATAGATGTAAGTACTCTACCCACTCCTATGGCGCGGTCTCCGTTAATGACAAGCAAAGGTTCTAAAACTCTAGAAAGAAAAACATTTATATAAACTTACAAACTCTTTTTTACAAATATCTTACATATCAGTAGAGATATATTATGTCAAGTTCAGATTCTACAAAGAAAATGACTGAGGAAGAAAAACGTCAAATTGATTTACAACGTAGAGATTTCTTCAAAGGAACCATTGCAATTATTGTAATATATGGTGTATTCATTCTTGGTATATCCTTGATAGGAATGTTTTCAGAAGGAGGAAGGGAACTATTGTTCGTAAATGGATTTCCATTTACAGTTACCTTTATTTCAGGAACTATCCTTATTATCGTTCTATTACTCATTCAAATATTTACTTATGATAATACTCCTCCTCCTGCTAAATTTGCTGGTGAACAGCTTTCCTGCCCTGACTATTGGGTCTTAAAGGAAACCCCGAAAGACCAGTTAAGTAAAATAATTGATCCACAAGTAAAACAACTTTCTAAATACTATTGTGAAAATCCCGCTAATAGCACTACGTTGACCAGTGATATTACTCTTGCACCTGTCGCTAGTGGGGAAGAAACACGTCTTACCAAACTACGTGATATTTCTCAGAAATATAATTATACGACTCCTGATGCTAATAAACTATCTCAACAATATCACATGCAATGCAACCGCTTATATCCCGACTATATGACATACATGGATAAGACTAATTTTAAAGATAACCCAACTACCATTCGTTGCGAATATCTTAAACAATGCAAATCTAATAGTAATAGCAATAATATCATTTCATGGACAAGTGTCTGTCCAGTTATCCCCCAAGCGACAGTTGTTTCAGCCCCCGCATCCTCTCCTTCTTAACTTAGATCGTTATACCAAGGCGCTGTATTAAATATATAATTTCTCTAAAAAGAGATAAAATTTGAATTTTGTTTTTAAACTTTAAATAACCCTGTTGATTTAAAACTTTGTCTCCTATAATAGAACAAAGATGCGTGTTCTAAAACGTGACGGTACCTACGAACTTGTTTCCTTTGATAAAGTTCTTCGCCGTATTTCCGTTCTCTCCGAAGGTCTGGAAGGTGTAGAAGCGGATGAAGTTGCCCAAAAAATCTGTGCTCGCATCTATGATGGTGTTAAAACTACCGAGTTGGATGAACTTACTGCGACTACATGCAGTACTCTAAGTACCGTTCATCCAAACTATGGAATCCTTGCTTCTCGGGTTATTATCAGTAACCTACATAAAACTACACCAGATACCTTTACAGAGGCTGTAGAGATTCTATATAATGTGAAAGATATTCATGGCAATATGATGCCTCTTCTTTCAGATGAACTATACCAAATTGTAAAAAATAATAAAGAACTCATTGATTCAAAAATTCAGCCTACCCGAGACTATCTCTTTGACTACTTTGGTTTCAAAACACTGGAACGTTCCTATCTTCTAAAAGTACATGGTACCATTGTAGAGCGTCCTCAATATATGTGGATGCGTGTTGCTCTTGGTATTCACGGTGCTGATCTTGAGAAAGTCTTTGATATGTATGATTCTATGAGTACCCGAGAGTACACTCATGCGACTCCAACCCTTTTTAATGCAGGAACTCGTCATTCACAAATGAGTTCTTGTTTCCTATTGGAGATAAAGGGAGACAGTGTGGAAGGTATGTATGACAGTGCCAAAGACTGTGCAATGATTTCTAAATATGCAGGTGGAATTGGAATGAACGTTCACAAGATTCGTTCTCGTGGTTCTATCATTCGGGGAACAAATGGAAAGTCAACAGGACTGATTCCCTTCCTGCGTGTGATGAATCAAACACTTCTACATATTAACCAGGCAGGTAAACGTAACGGAAGTGCTGCAATTTATCTTGACCCTTCTCATCCGGATGTGTTTGAGTTTGTGTGCCTCCGCCGTAACACAGGTTCAGAGGAAGAACGTTGTCGTGACCTCTTCCTTGCTCTCTGGATCCCTGATATCTTTATGAAACGCGTAAAAGAAAATGGAACATGGTCTCTCTTCTGTCCATTTGAAGCTCCTGGACTTGAAGACGTCTATGGTGAGGAATATGAAGCCCTCTATAAAAAATATGAAGAAGAAGGTAAAGCAAAGAAAACAATCAAAGCGCAAGATCTTTGGCTAGAAATTCTACGTAGTCAAATTGAAACAGGAGGTCCTTATATGCTCTATAAAGATAAATGTCAACTTTCAAACCAAAGTAATCTTGGAGTAATTAAATGTTCAAATCTATGTAGTGAGATTCTAATTTATAGCTCTCCAGAGGAATATGGTGTATGTAACCTTGCTTCTATGGTTCTTCCAACATATGTAAAAGAGAAAGAAGATGGAACAAAGTTCTTTGATCTGAAGCGATTCCATACAGTTGTAAAGAAGGTAACTCGTAACATGGATATGGTCATTGATCGTAATTTCTATCCCACAGTAGAGACTCGCAATTCTAACATGCGCCACCGCCCGATTGGTGTTGGAATTCAAGGACTTGCAGACGTCTATATGATGCTTCGGATCCCTTATGAATCTTCAGAGGCAGTTATTCTAAACCGTGACATTGCAGAGACAATGTATCATGCAACATTGGAAGCCTCTATGGAACTTGCCAAGGAGCGTGCCGAAAAAATCCTACAAGACCCCGCTTCCGTTACACGTACTCCAGAGGAGAAAGCAATGACAAGTCATTTCGGAGCATATAGTAGTTTTGCAACCAGTCCTGCAGCAAAAGGTGTTCTACAATTTGATATGCATGGAGTCACTCCTACCCTATATGACTTTGATAAGCTAAAAGAAGAAATTCATAAATATGGTATCCGTCATTCGCTATTGATTGCATTGATGCCAACTGCCAGCACTAGTCAAATTATGGGATACACTGAATCATTTGAAGCACTTACTTCCAATATTTATCAACGTCGTACTCTTGCAGGAGAGTTTACAGTAATTAACAAATACCTGATCTGGGATCTAATTAAGTCAGGACTATGGAATCAACAGATGAAAGAACGAATCATTGCTGGAGAAGGAAGTATTCAACATATTGGAGAAATTCCAGAAGAGACTCGCGCCCTTTATAAAACAGTTTGGGAAATTAAACAAAAATCTATTATTGATCAATCATCAGACCGTACTCCGTATATTTGCCATACACAATCTCTCAATCTTTATATTGAAGCTCCAGATTTTAATAAACTTACCAATATGCATTTCTATAGCTGGTCTAAAGGTCTAAAGACAGGTCTATATTATCTACGTACTCGCCCGAAAGCCCGTAATATGTCCTTTACAATTGATCAAGAAACGATCAAAAGTGCACAAAAAGCAAAAGAAGAAGCCGTTATTGCATGCCGCCGCGACAATCAAGAAGAATGTATGATGTGCAGCGCCTAAAAATCTTTGAAATGTTTATTTTATACTTTGACTTCTATGAAATCATAGTTAACTTTCTCTTTAAAAGATAGAGAGCCTATATTTGGGTATTATGAATGAATCTATTTCAGATCTCCCATATATTGTTATTTTAGATTGGGACGGTACCATTGCTGGAAAGGTAGACTTTCAGTCACAGAAATATTCGCTACAACAATATTATAAAAAGTATGGATTAAAGAATAAGGTAGATAATCGGGTTCCAAAAGCCTTTCAGCCCAATAGCAATCTTATTCGTCCAGGATTTGCTGACTTTATTCAAGAATTAACCAGCTATTATAATGGTAATATCTATTTCTTTATCTATACTGCAAGTGAACGTACATGGGCATATAAGGAAATTCAATGGGTTGAAAAAGCGCATGGAATTAAATTTCAGAGACCTATTTTTACAAGAGATGATTGTGTCACAGATGCCGTAGGATCCTATAAAAAATCTATTAAAAATATATTTCAGAGAGTTTTACGATCCATTGGAGCCACTACTCTTTCCAAAGAACAAAAGGAAACTATTTTAAGAAAACGCCTCATGATGATTGATAACAATGCAGTGTATGTAGACATGCAAGAAAATCTATTACTTTGCCCAGACTATGGATTTATGGTATTTGAGAATTTATTAGAAGACATACCTGTATCATATCTAAAACACCCACATGTACGTCAATATGTACTAACATTAATTAATAGTGGTTACATCTGCCCATTCTTTCCAAGTAAAGACGATGTAAATAATACAATGTATCAAAAATATGACTGGTTAGCTGTGAAATGTAAGAATATTTCTGAAGAAAATAGAATATACATTAAAGACCATTTCTTTAAACATCTAAAGAAACTTCTTTTAAAGAATAATGTAAAAGTATTTACTCCTCATGTGATCCGACAATTACAAGAGGCAACATGGAAAAAGAGTGAAAAAAAGTAGTGAATTAAAGAAAATAACCTTTCTTTTTATAGATGATTGTTTCCATTGACGTTGGAATCAAGAATTTAGCGATTTGTGTATTAGAGAATGATACTATTTCTATATGGAAAGTTATCAATATTAGTTATGGTACAGATCTATGCACGTCAATTATTAAAGCATTTGATGAAATAAAAGATTCAATTACGGATGGAATTATTCTTATTGAACGCCAAATGACAAAAAAAATGTGTAACATTCAATGTTATTTAGAAATGTATTTTCGGATGAAAGGTCATAAAAAAGTATTAATCTATAGCCCTACTCATAAATTGGCAGGAACTGGGAAAGAAAACAAAGGAGCTGGTAAAAAACAATATTATGCTCGGAAACAAGCAGCAGTAGAGGTATGTAAACAATGGATAGAAGAACATCCACAGGAAAAGTGGGTTTCTGAATTATGGACAAAAACAAAAAAGAAAGATGATTTATCAGATACATTATGTATGACCCTTTCCTATCTTCAACATCCAGTAGCAGATCCCTCTACAGTTGTTAAAAAAGTCCAAGCACGAAAACCAACAGCTCGTCAGGATGCTCTTGGAAAATATTCAAAATCAAATATCAAATATTTGTTGCATAACTATCCAACACAAAAAACACTGGAGGGAGGATCTGCCCTTCCTGTAATTTCAAAAAAGCTTGAAAAATGTGTATTTAAGTTTTGGCCTAGTCTTGAGACATGTATGAAGGATCTTTCCTTATTACCTAATTAATATATGTGTTTGGATATCATTTAAAAAGATATCCAAAGAAAATATTAGAAATCATGATGCAGAACCCATCAATTATGATTCGTTCAGATGACGACGATAATATTTTGGAGATTGATGATAGTGCTTTCAATAAACCCAATTTTGATATTAAAAGACCAATGTACAATTCTCCCCCCACTGGACTTTCAGGACCTTCTTTAGGAGCCGATCTTCTGGTCAATCGTAGTAAAATTAGTACAGATGCTTTATCTCGCGGCTCAGGATCTTCCTATAGCCGCGAAGGATCAGAAGCCGATTCTGATGAATATAAAAACCGCCGCAATAACAATTCTTCTTCTTCAGATGCCAGTTCTACTTCCGAGGAAACAGAAAGTAGTGAAGGAGGAATCAATATGTCTAATGGTTACAACGATGACCGCCGCCAAGATGTATTTGGAGCTCGTGTATCTGCTGAACGAGGTCGTTTGGAAGCAGAGATTAATGAGAAGAAAGAAATTCTATACCAAATGGACCGCCTAGAGGCAAAGGGACACCGTCTCCCTCGTAAGTTCAGTATGCAAACAGAAATTGAAGAAATGCGTGCTGAGTACCATCGTATTCTTCGTGAAAAAGAAGTGGATGCTTCTGTTCGTTTTCAACGTAAAATGCTAATGGCTTGTGTTACAGGACTTGAGTTCTTAAATTGCCGTTTTGATCCATTTGATGTGAAATTAGATGGTTGGTCTGAACAAATCCATGAAAATGTAAATGATTATGATGATATCTTTGAGGAATTGCATGACAAGTATAAGGGAAGTGGAAAGAAAATGGCACCCGAACTTCGTTTGATGATGAGTTTAACAGGAAGTGCATTCATGTTCCACTTAACCAAGAGTATGTTCAAACAACAGCCTCTTCCAGGGGTGGAGCATGTGCTTCGTTCTAACCCAGAGCTAATGAAACAGTTCCAACAGGCTGCTGCTCAACAGTACACTGGGATGCAAGGACCTCCTCAACAAGCTCAACGAAGTGTTGCTCCTCCCCCTCCCCAACAAAACTCACAGGGGGGAGGTCTCTTTGGAATGATGGGAAATCTCTTTGGAGGACTTACAGGAGGAGCAGGACCTCTTGGTGGATCTTCCTTCGGTAATGGACCCATGCCTTCTATGGGTCAACAACAACAAAGAATGAATGGATCTCAACAAAGAATGAATGGACCTTCTATTGATAGCATCATTGAAGACATTCACCAAGAAATCAAAACAAGTCCACCTTCTATTTCTAACCGAGTAGAAACCCTATCTATCAGTGATGATGAAATTACCTCTATCATTGAAGATACAGCAGACATGAATGGAATTCTTTCAGGAACACGTTCAGCCCGTGGTGGTGGTCGTCGCCCGGCTGCTGGACGCAAAACACTTAATATTTAATAAAGCATATAATCATAATAGAATATAGAAAACAATCAGATGTGATGTTTATGAAAATAAAAAAATGATGTTTAAATGATACTTTTTATTTATAACTTATAACAATGTTATACTATATTCAGTCTTTTTGGAAATATCTTTCTCAAATCTGGAGTAAACGACCACCCTTTATAGAACGTATTCCAGATTATAGTTCAGAAGGTAGTCAAAAAACTGTATTGATTTATGACGATGATGCATCGTCAGAAGGTAGTCAAAAATCAGTATTAATTTATGATGATGATTCTTCTTGTGGTGAAGAGTCTCTCTTTTATTCGCGAGCATAATCAACACCAAGATATGTACGACCAACCCAGTTACGATCACGTTCCAAAGTTTGACTTAAGGTCTTGTTTGTATTTTTGTTGAGAACAAAGAGAAGGTTTAGACGACGCATCACCTTTACTGCAGAATCATGTTCACTCATTTTCTTTTCCTTAGAAATACTTACGATAGCTTTTTTAAGGGCAGTACGACGTTTTTCTAAACCAATGGTTAGGATACTTGAGTATCCGTACTTACCAAGGTCCCCTTCTTCAGATACCGTAATGCGTTCTGAAGCCGGGGTTTTCCCTGGTTTTCCAACATCTTCTATACAAGCACTTTTTACATGGTAAGTAGTGTGGGTAGAGCTACGAACAGCGTCATATGCTTTACGGCGAATCGTTCCTGGTTCACACTTTGGGGGCATTTCTATACTATTAAATGATTTTATTTGAAAGGAGATATGAGTAGAACTATTTTATAAAGAATATATAAGAATTGTAGTTATGGAAGTAGAAAAAATACAATTAAAACAGGATGGTTTAATCAAAGAAGCAGCCCATGATTTCTTTGGAGATCTTCGTTCTGTAATGACTTCAGCAGTTATTGTAGAAATTTTACGAGGTATTGGTGCTTCAGATCCCAACGATCTACTACGACAGAATATATTTAGACTTAACGCTACAAATATGGAATATAAATATCTATCTGACGTATATAATTTTTCAAAAGGGCATTACGGCAACAACATTAGACAGTCTACATTATCAATGAAACCTGTCCTCAAGTCGGTAGGTGTCCGCCGCCTTCAGCGCGCTCTTGCGCCTCCAGGGGTACTAGAGATGAATGATGTTGTTGGCGGCCGCGTGCAAATAGGAGGAGTTGTTATGACAAGGTCTCAAGGGAATAAAAAAACTAAAAATGTTAAGGGGCCCCTTGGTGGTATACAGAAAATTCAAGGAGTGGAAAGAGTAGTTAGATTACGAAAAGCACCAGATATATATAACCCAGCTGCATATATAAGAAATATTAAACGAAGGAACTATACAAGAGGGAAAGGACCTCGTATCCTTTCCCCTTATAATGTTCGTAGAAAAATCGTAACAGATTTTGATGGTACTAATACACAAATTGGAGATAATCTCATACTACTCCGTGATAGTAGTACAAAACTTCTGAATGATTATTCAAATGATTATACAAGTATTGCAAGTTGGTTTGATAAGTCTACAGTGGTTCATCTAGAAGAGGGGAGAAAACAGGGAGTGTTGCGGGAATTGTTAAGTAGAGATAATAGAGGTATTGAATATTCTTTAACAAAATTAAATTCTGAATTGCTTGTATTATCAAAGGTTGTTGCCAACACTCAAACTAAAACTATAATACTTAGAATGGAGCTGCCGAGGGGGAGACCAATTACTGTAACTCTAGGACAAGAAGTAGTAGATACAAATAAATGCAGACCAAAAGTTCGTAATTTTAGTATGTTAATGCATTTTATACAAACAGGAGTTGAATATGCGGATGCTGAAGTGGAGGGAAGAAGGGCAGATATTAACGATATACAAAATTGTTATCAAGTATTCTTTAACGAAATTGATAGATTGTTTGGTGCAAATACAAATATTGGAAAATATTATAAGTCGGGAATACTATTAGATGTTAAAAGACTTGGTGACCATTTACAATCAGAAGAAGTTAGAAAAATAATAGCTTCTGTCGCTGCCATTCAGCCTCGTGATAATCCCTTGATTCACCTACAACAAAATGTATATGGTCATATTACTGGAGACCCTTGTGCTGCAGCTGCTTCTGTATTAAAAGGTGTATCTACCGTTGTTTCTGTTCCAAGTAAAGTAGTAACCTATTCTTATAGACCACTAAATAGAGTAATTGGGGGAACAACAAAAATAGTAATAAATCAAGAAAAAGAGGGGGAAGAGGACATAACCTACATAAAAAAAGAAGATGGTGATGACTATGGTGATTATGATATCTATAGTGATGCAGCTATAGAGAATATAAAGAATGTTATGTTAAAGTCTATCACTTTATTATTAGACAACTTACGAGAATTAGCAGCTAATGTTAATGATGGTTTACTAAATATGTATTTTACAGCGATTATAGTTATATTATCTAGTAAAGTAGAATATACTGCAACTCATAGCGAGGAGGACGTTGGTGGGAATGATATATTTCACCAGTATATTTCTGTACAAGTCGGAAATTATATTATAGTTATGCTAAGTAATCTCATTAACAACTTAACTATACAACCACTACCACTACAAGAAATATTGATGGATATTGATAGCATTATGGAGTATATTGCTCCATATAGTTATTTATCTAGTTTTAATACAAAGGATACTAGAATCACGTATTATTTTACTTTGCTACTACAACAAAATAATGATTTCATAAAAAATAGATTTATCCTACGTCATATAACTTATATGAACCAGCTTATACTAGATAATAGTCCTCAAGGACAAGGAGAAGAAATGCAAGATATAGCTGAGGGTGGTAACAAACGTACTAAATCTATAAAGAAAAGAAGTAAATGTATTACAGGAGGACGACCAGATACTACTGTATTTACAAAGGGAACATATCAAAAGAAACTAGAAATTCTTAAGGGAGTAAATAATACAGAACGAAAAATATTAACGGATGCTCTTTTTGATTCTCAATTTACAAAAATAAGCAGTTTGTTAAAACAACCTGCTTTTGTAAACCAAATAATCAGAGAATATAAGCTTCTTAATAATCTTTATAAAGATGCAAAGATAACAAAGGATATTATTATAAATAATCAAGACCCAATTGAGATGATAAAGTACATATTTTATATATATTCCTTTTACTTTCCGGAGTTTTTAGATATATTTACCTATGCTACCGTCGTCTTTTGTATGGATGATACACCAAAATATATCTATGCAGAAGGTTACCAAGATATGAATGTTTCTAAAGAAGTTATAGATATTGTAGAATCTCCTTCTAAAGAAGTTATAGACATGACAGAACCTCCTTCTAGAGAAAAACTCGCAAAAATATTGATGCAACAACACGTGCGTATGTTAGATAAGATACAATATCCTATAGCAGTTTCTATGACTGCCGCCTCGCCTGCTGCAGGAGGTAGTAAAAAACAACAAAAATCAAAGAAAGAATCACCAAAAACAGTAATGTATAAGAATCAATCCTATCCGCTCCAATATGGTTCAAAAGGAGGCATGTATATTCTTGTACTAGACAAGGATACCCAAAAAACAAAGAAAAAGTATATTTTACCCAAACCATATAAAACATTGTAATCTATGTATCATTTTTCAAAAGATTGGCTTATTTACACACCATTCTTTATGTATATAAAGTAAAAACAAATCAGTAAAATTATATCGTTATTTATTTTCCAAGGCTCTTCTTAATGCTCTTGCGTAGAGAACTAGGAAGTGTCTTAGCAGCCTTTAGAGGGTTCACGCTTGCAACCATGGAGGTGCTTTCTAAGTTTGACATGGCACTCTTGCCGCTGGAAATTGCTAGGGCAACACCGCCACTCACAAACATTACCAGGAAAGGTAAGACTACAAGGACAGCAAAGATAATTACCTCAAGGATTGACCACCAGTATAACACCTCGCGGCGGATATCCTCGGAGCATTTGCATTTCTCTTTTGCCAGGTAACGAACGTACATTAGGGCATAAACGAAGAAGACAAAAGTGGAAATAACGTAAATCCATTTGACAACAACGTATACCATAGCGTATAGGGGACCTACCATCCCAACGACACGGGAAGGAGGTAGGAAGGTTGTGACCAGTAGGAAGATAACTGCGAACACAATGTAGTTCTTGATGAACTTCTTGTAGGGGTGCTCTGCACACTCACAGTTGATCTTCTCCAGCTTATCAATATATGTGTATGTTAGAGCCATAAGGACTAGTCCGACAATGCTTAGAAATGTCCAAAAGAAAGATTCTAGGGAGCCAATATCAGCCATTTTCATTCGTATGTATGTTCTATATCTTATTTAAGAATTTTTATTTTCAAAAAAGAGTCTTTAGATTTTCATTTTTGCTAAAATTGCTTCGTCTTTTCGTTTCTTCGGAGGAACCGTAGATAATCCAAGGAATTTGAAGATATCTTCCTCTGTTTCTAAAATAGGAGCAGCGATTACTCCCTCTTTGGGTGTAAATCCATGTTCATTCATACTATATCCTTTTTCAAGTGCCAATTTCCGAACTCCCACGTTAAACTTATCTGAACCTGTGAAATACATCACCGCAAAGGCATACTCTATTTCTGGAGTAAGCATTAAGTCTAAACGACGTCCTTTTTCTCCAATCTTACATACTCCCATAAACTTCTTATCCCCAAGAGCAAGTACTTCTGTAACATATCCCTCTTCTTTCATCTTCTGAATAATGTCTTGCAACGTTTTTTTACCCTCTGCAAATGATTGATTCATTGGCCACCTTACCAATACGTCAATATCTCCACTGGTTGGTTCTCCACGACGATAACTACCTACCACTTCTACATCCAATGAAGCAGAGACTTTTTTGATTAGTTTCTTTACGGTTCTTGAGTGTTGGGTCATTTCCTTTCTTGGAATTCTTTCTAAGAAATCTTCATAATAACGAAGACCTACGCGCTGATTTTCATTGAGCAGCGCCGGCTGTTCTTCTGCTGCCTTTCGCAATTCTTCCATAGAATGTATTTTGTTTTCTCGGAGCAGCTTAAGAGCCTTTACACGACCAATTCCATAGACATTCATAAAGTCATTGACTGCATGTAAAGAAGGGTCTTTCCTGACATCTTGCGCCGCCTTAAGTTCACCTGTTTCCATAATCTCCTTTACCTTTGTCAAAATACTTTCTCCCATTCCCTTTACTTCTTTCAAATCCTCAAGACTTTCCACCTTAGATAAGCCTTTTATTTGACGAATTACTTTACTATATGCAATTGCTTTAAACGTATTACCATCCTGTTGCTCCTTCTTTCGCATTACATCTAATTCATCAACAATGACTGTGCGGTAGTCCTCCATGTTATTCTATTATTATACCAGCTAATTTCTTATAGTTTTCATTTTTTCTAATGCTTCTACAAAATCCATCACCTTAAACTGTGATGATTTCAATAATTCTAATTCTTTAAGACCTTCCATTTTACCAATAAAAGGACTTGGTAAATTTTCATACAGAGATGATGGCAATACCTTACAGTAATCACGTATCTGTTCAATATAACTATCAATCATTGATTTATGTACAACATTTGTAAGATCTAATTCATAACAATGCATCACAATTTGATTTAACCATTCATAAGGTTCAGCACGAATCATTCCTAAACTTAGTAATCTACTCCATGCCTGTGCTACTGCATTTAGTTTTTTCTTCTCTTTTACATATTCACAAAAATCATCGTAATTATAAGATTGTTCAATTAGCTTATAATCTATTTTCCATTCTTCCTGTTGGGTATATGTATTCCATATATTTGACCATAATAGATTCATTTCTATAATATCGTCGTCTGATAGCAATTGATATATACTTTCTAATAGTTTTACATATAGCGGCTGGAAATCTGGTTGACGTTTAAAATATTCCCATAATATTTGAACAAACAATTCCATTAATTCTACTTGGAAACACACACGTGTTTTACGAATGATTGTATCTAAATTTGCATTGGTAAGTTTGTTCAATACAGAAATGAGTTCTTTTTTAAAGAGATTTTCTTTGGAAACATCTTGGTTTCCAATTTTTGTACGTTCTTTCCTTGGAAGAGAGGAATTAGCTACGTTCTGGGAATAGGATTGCTTACGATTCCCATGATTCCATTTTCCCGCAAATTTAGAATCGGACCTTTCTTGGAAACATGTATGGGATGCGATAACTTCCTTAAAAAAGACGTCTTTTTCATGAGGATCCGTTAGTTTTTTATGGATATCTAGCCATAAGGGAAACCCAATTTGAATCGGAGCCTCTATTTCCATATAAAGAACCTTGCCCTTATCCTAATTAAGTATATTACTTTTATATGGATTACGTACATTTCCTATCAAAAAGTGATGAGGATCTTTCATGGATGCATCAATACAATCAATTTAATGAAGAATACAATATTTATCGTACCGTTGTTATAACAAATAATAAAGATACACAAAAGGAAATCTATCATTCGTTCAAACAAGAAGATTTTTCTGTTAGTAAAACCTGTGTAAGTTTTGAATATTTTCTGTGCAAACGTAAACGTATTCTGGTACTTACAATCCAAGATTTACTTCAAAATGCAGAAGATTTTATTAAAGTAATGATGGGAGAACATAACTTTTTAATTCTTGAGAATTTAAATAGAACTCAAACCCAAGAGGTAATGAATATCTTAATTGGTTTAACAAAAACTGGGTTTATGACGATGCCTTATTACATTTGGGTAAATTAATTTCTATCATCCCAATAGAACACTTATGAAATTAGAACAATCCATTGTTGTTTTACTTACAATTATTATTCTTGTTGGAATTCTCTACTTCTTCTTTCGTAAGCTAGAGATGTTTGAGTCTCAACCTACCATTACCTACTACTATCTTCCTAGTTGTGGATGGTGTAAGAAATTTACTCCTACCTGGGAGCAGTTTGAGGAAAAAGTAAAAGCACAAGGAATAAACGTCACTACTCGTAAAGTAAATGGAAGTGATGCAACCGAAGAAGTTGGAAAGTACGACATTCAAGGATTCCCTCATATACAAATGGTGAAGGGTGATAAAGTTACCGTATTTGAAGATGAGCGTAGCGTAGATGCTCTCATGAAGTTTGTTCAAAGTAAGCCTTAGAATGAAAGAATTCGTGAATTTGTTGGTAACCAAATATAATTCCTTCTTCCAATTGTTCTTTTGTTAATGTCGTATAAAAAGAGTCTTTATTAAAATGTGCTTGTAAGAAAGGGATTGGATTTTGATTCACTTCAAGAATATCTACACTGTGTTTATGTTCTTCTATCATTCTTTTTGTATGCGAAGTAATCATGCTTAACATAATTGTTGCTCCATAAAGGAAAAAACTCTTTTCTAACTCTTCTTTTGTAAATTCTATATCAATTCCTAAGTTAACGGCAAGAACTTTATTGGAGGGATTTTTAGTAATTATTTGTAGCGGTAAATTTACACAACATCCTCCATCAATCAAAAGCATGTCTTTATACAAAACAGGTTCAAAGAGAAACGGAACACTCATTGATCCAAGAATTGCAGTAATTACAGACATTTCTGGATAGGTATCATTACATAAATCAAGCGCTTTGTATGAGTTAAGACATGTTACATTAATGTGAAGATCTACTCCAGTAAGTTTAATATATTGGGCAAAAGTAATATCTTCCATACCATGAACCGTTTTAAGATAATCTGCTAAATAACTACGAAACCGTTCTGTACTATAGATTCCATACTTTGTTGGAAGCTGTAAGATCGCCTTTGGATTAAATGCAAGCATCTGATTCCGAGTACAAATTCCTTCTCTTGCTTCATTTCCATAAAAGAAACTTTCCATATATTCATAATCCACTCCCAATCCAAATAAATAAGCAAAAATAGCACCAATAGAAGTTCCTGAAAAGTAGCGAATGTTCTTTAAAAGATTATGTTGTTGTAAAAAACGGTATATACCAATATAAATCATCCCACTTAAGCCTCCTCCACTTAACACAAGATGTGTATAGTAAGGAAGAGAAGAGTTTAATTTTTCCATAATATAATCCTGTTTTCCTATAGAAGAAACGTTTTAAATGCCTCCTCCTCAGATTCAACTAAATGAATTGTACCAAATGAAAAAGAAAAAAGAACAAGCCAAACTATTCTGCTATGATCGTGTGATTGAACTTTGTCATCGGCGGATTCGGAATATTGCAGAATTTGGAGGACAAAATACCTTTTACGAAGTACCAGGAATGCTGGTAGGATACCCATTGTATAACATCTATGACTGTTTACAATATGTTGTAGAAGCATTACGCAAATCAGGCTTCTTAGTACAAATTTTACCCCCACCCCATATTTGTGTCGTCTATATTTCATGGGATCCAAATGATCTAAAACCTAAATTTGCACCCAAGGTAATTATGCCTCCACAAGGAAATATTACTCCGATTGTTCCAGGATTTCAAGTTCCACCACGATTTATTACAAAAACTGATATAGGTCAACCAAAGAAAAAGAAACATACATTTTAAAATCTATACTGTTTATTATTGAGCAGATATTCTTTCTTGAATTAGAACTTCAAGTGCTTCTACTGTTTTCTTCATACCAGTAATGAGAGCAAGTTTAAATAATTGTTCTAAGAGGAAGATTATCAAAATTCCACTTCCAACAAAGAGTAAGAGATCAAACCATATTTTATTTTTTCTAGTAAAATTATCGGGAATCTTATATGAAGTATTTGTTTTAACGTCTTCAACAAACGGGGATGCTGTCGCCGATGATTTACTTTCAAGACCGGGTAAATCTTCAGGTAGTATAGGTTTTGGTACACGTTCTTCCTTGTCTGGAATTACTGGTTTCATATCATTTATCATCATATAGGATTCTAATTCTTCATCAATATATCCATCTACAGTTGTCATATCTACCTTACGAGTTTCAAAAGCTTTAGGAACAAAGTTTTGTCTTGGAGCTGGACCGGGAGAACTAGTCTCCATTTCTTCTAATGCAACTGTTAATGCCTTTCTGAAGCGAGCTTTATCTGCATCTGTAAGAGGATATTCATAGGGCGGGGGCGACAAAGGACTACAAGAGGCTGGATTTGGTCGTTTGGTTGCCGGAGAAGAAGGAACTTTTTCATAGTTTTGAAATTTCTCTTGTTTTTTCTCGTCTAAACATATACCGGCTGTTTTACAAATATAGTCATAATCACTATATTGGGAAGCATATGTTTTGCGTGCTCCCTCATATCCAGAATCTCCACCCATTCCTCTTCCTGTTGCAGAAACTTTACTACCAAGTTTTCGTTCTTGGCTTTCTTTTATAGACGTGTCTTCACCGGATTGGAAGGCTTCATATAATACCTGTTCTTTCCCTGTTTGTTCCGTATAGGGATCGTAAGGTTCTTCTAAATTTTTGGCAGAATAAGGTTTCTTTTTTCTTGGAACAGTCGGCAAATTAAATGCTTCTTGTAACGAACAATATTGTGCCATTACACCTTAACTATCAAAAACATTTTCTTTTTTGAAAGAAAGATGAACCTTGGAGAAATCATATTAGGAGTTTTTATAGGAATATTATGCGGATTTTTTATCATGTATACTTTGCAAGTTCAAAGACCTTATCCCGATTTTTTACTAGATATCATGTATTACCCATGGGTACTACTTATCCTACTGGTAGCTGTAATAATCCTCTTCTTTATAGATGATCGTGCCGCTCTGTTACTTCTAATCATTATATTGGTATTCCTGATAGATATGTATTTCTTAGGAAAAGAGAAAAACCCAAAGACCGTAGAAGAAGAGAAAGAAAAGCTTGAAGAATCACACTACGAGTATCCTGTTAATACCAACCAAATCGGTATTTTTGGGTAAAAAAATCTTCCTATAGTACAGAATCTGAATGTTAGACATCGCCCTAACAAATGGACTCAGTATGTTGTTTATGCAACTTGGAGCCCGTAATGTTCAGTTTAATTTCACTGATGCACAGAAAAAAGTATTGCAACATCCATACGCCCAACTTTTTCTTATGACAGCTATGTTCTATGCTCCAACCAGAAATATTACCTTAAGCGTAACACTTGTATTGTTATATTATGTTGTAACAAAAATCCTTCTTAATGAAATTCATCCATTCAATGTTTATTCTAAAAGATGGTTGTTGCGTGAAGGATTTGTTTCCAATGATATTGTGGAAAACATAAAAAAAAATTATTTATCTAATTTAACATCTCTGAACTAGGCTGGTTCCAGTATAATTTTCTTGCATCTGTATGTACTAGATTGTTTGTATTGATCATATATATATATACCATAAATAGTATGGCAAATATCATAAATGCTAGTAGGTAATTGCTTGTACCTGCATATAGGTTTATGAATACTACAATTGAGATAACAATCAATATCTGTAAGAATAGATACACACGGTATTGTAGAATTTTTGACATGCGATAGTCTTGAACTTGCATGTTATTTAGTTTTTCTTTGCTTTGCTTTAGCTGAGTAGTTAAATCATCGTAGTAATAGAATTCTTTGTTCATTGCATGTGAAATATCTCCGTATCTGCGATATGTTCCTAAGAGCAGGGCAACGTAAATTGTGTTTGCAAGGTATTGATCAAATGCGGGTAAGAGAGAAGAGGTTTGGTAGAATGAAATTAAATTGGATACATCATTTCCAGCAAATGATTCACGTAAGTAGGTACGGTTAATAAAGTACATTACAACTATTCCTACCACACTTAATGCGAATATAACTCCTACCATTAATTTCATTTGACCAGAAGGACGGTCTACACCTTGTTGTGCAATTAGCAGAACAACCAGGAAGACAATAAATAGTGATAAAAAGGCATAGTAAGCATATGAGTTTTTCTTAAGAAGTTCCATGTTAGAGGTTACATTGTTGTTTTCCACGACAATGTTTAGTTTGGTATCAGATACTACTTTGTCTACTTCGTCTATGCGTTGACGCTTGTTATTATATTCAGAAATACGACCGTTGAGGTTTTGTTGAATAGTATTGATTCCTGAACTCTTATCATATGTAGTATCATTCATTTTAATTAATTTGTTGATAGTTGAATCTATTAGGAATGTTACCTTTGTATTACTTAATGCATCGGTTGTTTGCAATATATGAAGGGCAATATAAGAATGTATCATGGATTCATAACCAAGTAAAACACGACGAATTGCAAGTAAATTACTAGAATTGTGATCTAATTTTAAAATATTTGGAATGATTCTTGTTGCAGTAGAAACTACATTATTTATTCCTGACACTTTTTCATATACTGGTATATTATTTGTCATAACGCAACTATATTTATTGATTTCCAGATTTGTCTCCTGTGCCTTGAATGCTTTAAACTTAGTGTCCTCTAATAAATTATAAGTCATACGCATCGTGTTAAGTAAATCAAGTAGATTTTCAAAACTAACGGAAGAATCCGTAGCATTTAAAACTACAGGAGAACCCGTTAGTTTTCCTGTGCTAACTTTTAGTGCATTTGTAAAGTTAAAAGAAACACCATTTGTATTGTAATTATCTTTATTAGCAGCGCTTAGATCAGATGCACTTATCCATGAATCTCCTGCTTTTGAGGTAAGATATATTTGATTTAGAATATCAGGCACTGTAGTTGTACTGGAAATGGTTGGTAACCATTTTGTAGAGAAGTTAGAGTAGGTCAGTAAATGATTGATAAAGGATGAGGTGTCACTTGTTTTTAGTGTAGCATCCTTTCCTAGAAAGTATGATTGGTTCGTCTTTGCAATTAGATTTGTACTTATGAACTCTAAGCGTTTAGAAATATCTGACATGGTTCCTTAAAAAGAAAATAAGAAAAAGAATCGGGAGGATTACATATTTATATACAGCAACGATAGAAGTAATATTTTCCAGAAGTTTCAGTGTAGCGAGTAATGCGAACAACATCTCCTTGTTGTAGTCCAAGCCATCGGGCAATAATATCTTGTTTTTGAATCAGAGGAAGTTGAGTTTTAGACTTTAGCTGCAAACTCTCCATCAATGTTTTAATCTCATCCTCTGTAATTTTTTTATGCTTTGGCACTAGTTCATGCTTCATCGGATTATACATCAATTCTTTCATCAGGAAAATATGAATAAATCCTCCTTTTGGTAGCATTTGTTGATCTTTATTATGAATTGCTTGAAGTGTAATGGATGGAGGATACTCTTGAAGAACCATTAGGAATTTCTTAGTTCCATACATCTTTTCCATCTCTTCCAAGCTCATTACACGAGTGCTTGCCCAGAGATCTTTAAAACTATCTTTAGAAAATGCATAGAACACTGTAATGTTCTTTGTGGATTGGGTAATTACTTCGTTATAAAAACGATTGGTGTCCATGTTCATCAATTGAGTTTCATATGCTTCTACATCCTCTCCCCGAAGGGAAAGAAGTTCAATGGAATGTTTTAGAATCCGAGGAATATCCATCTTATTATTACTATCTGTTCTATCCTTAGATATCTTTTCATTTTTTTAGATGAAGATTTCTATTCTACATCTTCTTCTGCAGTTTCTCCATGAATATATCGGATTCCTTTCCACCCTTTTCCATCCACCGGATAGGCTCCAAAGATACGTTCTAAGTAAGCCCGGAACTGATTTCTGTCTGGGATTTTCTTTCCTTTGGGAACATTTTGGAATGCCCATACCTTGAAGTTGGTAAATGCAGACTGAAGCATTACCTTTTCTGTGGCAGTATCATCCTTTGCCATCTTCTCATCTGCATATTGTCCAATGACGTCATTGTTCTTTTTGTAACTTTCTGTAGCAATTCTTACCTCCATTGGCTCTGCAATGTTTCGGAGATCAGTATGTTTNTGGTTTTCAATAATCATAGAGATAAACGTGCCACCCCACCGCTCAAACTTCTCCGCCAATTCTGTATCCATCTTGAACTCCTTTGGATTTTTTGGATCTGGATCTTCCTTAAATTTAGAAGAAAAGTCTACCACCCGAATACGACGCCATGTACCACCATCATCACTTGGAACTTCTGGAAGTTCATTACATGTCATAATCATTTTGAATTGAGGCTTAAACTCAATAGGTTCTTTATACAATCCACGACATTGGATACGATCTCCACCAGACAATTCCTTCATCAAACCAATATTAATTTTCTCTCCCTCTGAAGGTTCCTGCATAATCGCAAATCTCCGACCACGTGTTCGTTCCAATTCTGCTTGAGCACTGTTAGATGCTGCTCGTTTCTGAGTAAGCAGAGCAATTGGCAGAATGCAGTAATATTCTCCCATCATTCTCTGAATCAACTCCAGGATTTTTGATTTACCGTTAGATCCTGAGCCTGTAAAGATATAGAATTTCTCATGACGAATACCTCCATCAATCGTGGACGAGAAGATATCCTTCACATATTTACAAATCGCAGGATTTGTAAACATCTGACTTAGGAAATCATTGATTTCTTTTACCTCGGGAGCATTTGGGTTATATGGAATATAGTTTTGACCGGTAGAGAAGGAGATATAATCATCTGGAATTCCTTCTCGGAACTCATGAAGACGTAGGTCATAAACACCATTCTCAAATCCTATCAAATGAGGATGCGCGTCTAGTAACTCCTCAAATCTCTCGTCACAGAATTGTGCCTTACACTCCTTCATCACACTATCTTTGTATCCACATGTTTTCAATTTTAGAGCAATCTCTTGTAGCACCTTCGCCTTATCTTGACAATTCTTCATCTCATCTTCGTCCGAGCTGCTTCCTTGACGATTCCAATAGGTTGCACGTTCTAGAAATTTTGTACATACATCCTTGGAGAGAATAGTACGAAGTTGAAGTCCTTCTTTGGAACGCATCCAGCGATGTTTGTCCTCTCGGAAAGTATACCAAATATCCTTGGTTGTAAAACGATACTGATGTTTGTACATAGCATGAACTACGCTTGCTACATCAAAATGAGTACCCTTACTTCCTTGGGCACGATCAATTAATCTTACTACATTGGTATCAGATATCTTATTGTATTCGGATGGATTATCATGTTTTGCCCAATAATGAAGTGATCCAATTCCCAAAGTATCCAGTTTCATTTTATCCCATAGTTTTTCACATTCCCCAGTGATGTATTTACTGGAAACTTGAGAGAAGTCTACCCAGCTTGACAGAAGACGGTTATCAATGTTACGAAGTGTCCACCCCACTTTGACCCAGTCTTCGTAATTTTCTGCCCGATGTTTACTAAGACATTTAACCAATTGATATACCATTTCCAATTCTTCATCAGAAACCTGAGTTTTGGTAAGGTTAATTGTATTTCCAAAGATCTGTTGATGAAGTTTGTCCTTTCGGCGATTGAGGGTCATCGGCAAAATCACCCGAACATATTCATCAATTTCGTCCACTTTTTCAGCAAAATAGGGAGTGGGCGACTCTAGTTTTCGCATGGAAAGAATAGAAATAGTTTCTATTTGTTCTTGAGCAGTAAGCAAGGGCAATACTTTCAATGGCTTATCCTCTCCCTCATATTTATAGATTCTTGTCACTTCATAGGTACTACAATCTGGTTTACAACTACCATACATCTGCCAATTATTCTTATCAATAATCGCTTCATCTACAATATTGTCAAAGGTATTGATGCTTGGAATTCCCTCAAATATCTTGACTGCATCGTCTAAGATTTTCCGACGAACAAAGTGATGGAATGCATGGGGAAGAGTTAGGTAAGGAAAGATAATATGAATACCATCTTTGATCCTTCCTTTATATTCCACCGCTTCAGGTTTCTCCTGAACATATGCAACCAAGTTATCTGGATTGGAAATATCCAGATACTGAGTCATGATCTGAAAATAATATTTCACAATATTTTGCATATGACATTCTGTATAAAGTCGGGGAAGTGATTCCTGTTTTTCTTCAGGAAGAGCAAACCGGAAATCAAGATCTACCCTCATAGCACTTGGATCTCTCGGCTTCTCTGTAAGATGCATTGGAACACCTCGTACTTTGTACGATTTGTACTGTTCCATAAATTCTGAATAGTCCTCTTCGGAGACATATAGACTAGTTTTGGGGTTTGCAATAGAGGTGTGTGTATATTCATTACCTTTTCTGCAGTGATACTTCTGTAAAAAGTGCTTATAGTCTTCTAATCCCGAAGGGGGCATTCTCCTGAACTTTAAACACGGATTATTTTTAAGCCAGTCACCGAACTTAAACTACAGAGACTATTGCCTTGAATTGAAAGAGTAATACACAAGTGATGTCATTTTTTTATCTTCCCTAAAAGTAGCATTTTATATGAACTATTGTTCACCACAACAAGGAAAAAGATATAACGAAACAGGAAGCTGTTATGATAAGACAGTATTAGAAAAAATCGCACGCGCGTTTAACCGGAGTTTTCCGGATAAATCTATTCAGCAGATAGAAACGAAGACATTCTCTCAACTTTGGAAAGAATTACAAAAGAAACTATCAGTTTCGTGTGGAAGAGATGAAGTTTGTTGGGTTTCTAAAGTTGGATTAGATTATGATGATAAATTAGAAGATTATATTCGTCCAAAAACCCCAGCAGAATGGAAACGAGATCCTAAAACATGGTTAAATAACTTTAATATTGAAGCCGTTTTAATCCAATATGAAGAAGCGAATTCACCTATTTATAAATTTATGGGCGTCTATCCTTCTGATTTCCTTAGAAAGGAATCCTATAGTGGCGATTGTTATTATGAAGAAATATGTAAATTAAACGTCGCAGAATTGTACAAACAAGGAATTACATGTATTGGAATGGTCATTAATTTAGATGAACATGATGAACCGGGCTCTCATTGGACTTCTATGTTTGCATGCATTGACCCGACAAAACAATGTTTTGGTGCTTACTATTACGACAGTGTCACAGGAGATCCTCCTGAAGACATGCTTGAGTTTATGCAAGAAATTCAGCGACAAGCCGATCAATTAAAGGCTTCACTTAAAATTAAAAAACCTTTTAAAATTGCAATCAATAAAGTACGACATCAGTATGGTCATAGTGAATGTGGGGTTTTTTCTATTTATTATCAATTAAAATGGCTCAGTGAAATAAAGAATAAAGGAGGAAAGGTAAAATTTGAGGATATTGTTGGAAAAAAGATAACAGATAGTCAAGTCTTCAAGCTTCGTGAAATTCTATTCCGACCATTGTACCAATTTAAGAAATCAGATGTACAAAAGAAGTAGGAAACAATGACAACCTTTTTGTCTCAAGATAATGCCCAATATATCTCTGGGATGTTTCAAAAGTTTATGCAAGATAAATACCAGTTTCGCTATTCTACAGTAATAAAAGAAGAAGACTTTTTAAAACTTTTAGGAAATACCATGACACGAGTGTACAAAGATTATAGTCATCAATATGAACCAGGTGATTTAAATAAGGTTACTGTAAGTGAGTTGAAAAAGTATTTTCTTGAAAATTATTTATCTAAAGCGTCTGGACCAGCTCCCTCTCCACTAGCACCTCTTCCAACAATCGTTTCTCCTTCTGTCGGCGGCATTCTAGAGCCGATTGCAGAAGAAGGATCCGCATTTTCTGAGGATTCCGAATTCTTTAATCGTTTACAAAAATTAGAATTTCAACGAAAGACGTTTGTTCCTCTTTCTTCCGCTACAAATACGTCTGTCTTTATTCCTGCAGAACAAAATACTCCTTCACAACATGCCTCTTCACAAGTACCTTCTGCGATTACAACCGTATTTATGCCTTCTCCTATCAAAATTGGGAAAGAACTAAAACTATTTTCATGGCAACGAGACTGGATCTATGAAACCGATCGTAATTATTTTACATGGAAAGGTCCATTATCAAAACAAATGGATCGTACCAGTACTCGTGTTGGCTGTATGATTTGTCCGAGTAGTTTATTACAAGAAACAAATATGGTATCTCTTTTAATAGAAGGTGCAAATGAGGATGAAGTAAGTGTTACTCTTATTCCCTCGCATGCAGTGGGAGATTATACTATTTTTCGTCCAATTTTAGAAAGTCTAAGTTACCTTCGTTTGCTTGCTCTTCCATGGAAAGTATCTTTAGAATCTGGAGATGGAGAAAAGCTCTTTTTGGGTAAAGACGCTGTTCCATATATGTTACAAAACGAAAGCACGCTTTTGGTATCTAAAGCATTTGATTTCTGCAAAGGAGGAGATAGTTTACGCATTTACATAGAGGCTACCAAGAAAATCATTGCTGCTCGTGTAAAAACAGTCCGAGACAATGAGCTAGAGATTGTAGGAAGAATTTCAGGAGGAGGAGGGGGTTTGTTACTTAACTACAGTCGCCAAATATCTATTGTATTTGAGACCACAAGCAGTGAACATAAAAATTGATCTATCTAAATAGCAGAATATTCATGGAAATATGGATGTTCCCACCTTTCTTTTTGATCTCTTGAATCAGCAATTGCAGACGATTCAGGAAGGATTGCTCACCAAAGTAGCAGCACGCTATCAGTTAGATGTAGAGCTTTTAAAGAAGGAGTTTTTGGAGTCTCTTACATTGGTTCCTGAAAAGACAGAAAAGGTAATCATTTGTAAAAAACAAAAGGGTCGTAGACTACCAGGAGATGAACATCGTTGCAATAGTCGTATATGGAATCGGGGAAAAGGAGGACAATGTACTCGTTTTCGGAAGGAAGGGGCTGAATTTTGCTGTCAGCATATAGAAAAAAGGAAACACGGAATCATTCACGATGACCCTCCCAAAGAGGTATTTCAACACAATACAAAAATACTTTATAAATAAACAGGAATCGTTTATAAGATATACACCATTAGGGAAAGGAAAATCCAAGTAATCATAGAAAGGACTTGAATTTTGTATTTTAGACGAAGACGATCTTCATCATTGGTTGCAACATTACCATTTCCTCCGTTAATGTTGTACATAATGTAATAAACAATTCCTCCAAATAGCCAAAGAAGGGAGGGGTAAATAATACCTATACTAGAATTGGCGTGGAAGTTCACATAGTTGAACACAATACGTAGTTTGTAAGAATCTAAGTTAACGATGAGAAGTAGTAGTAAGAACATACCTGTGTAGATTCCAAGGAAGGCAAGTACTGCAGTATTTAAACGAGTAATTTTGCTTTTGTCAACAAGATATTCAATAATAGAGAGCGATATCAGTCTTAAAAATAGAGTTGCAAACACGAAAATGGTCTTATCTCGGAAGTCAATCTTTAGGACCTCCCGAGGAAGGAGTGCATTACTTTTAAGTCCTTCCGAGAGCTCCATAGAGGCAACATATTCTCCTTTTTCTGGGTCTCGTTTGCTATCTTGATACTTGTTAAAGAGCATATTAAAGAGGGAATCATGACCTTGAAGGGTGAGGGCAGTCGTCGGGTCGGTTGCCTTGGACATGATACGATAGAATTTATTGGTCAGTTCCTTGACTTGCTTGGTCTTGGCGAAGAGAGAAGTATCGGTATCCTCTGACAGAGTACTGGTGATACTGTCACGGTCCGCCTTTAGATCTCCATCTCCTCCTTTTTGTAGTTTCCGACGGCGTGATCCTCCAGATACACTCGTAGATTGCATGGAACTTGCTTGCTTACGGAAGTTGTTGATGTTGGCATCAATGTCCAAGAACATCTTGCGCTTGGCATCATTGAGCGTGGGAACAATGTCTATTTCGGAACCTTTCTCTAAATTCTGGGGTTCTAGTTTGTAAAGGATGTCGGTTTTGATGCTGGGATTGACGTCGGCATACTTCTTTCCATAGTCGGTGAGTTTCTTAATGACAGATTCGGTATCTTTGGTGATTTTATCCACCTTCTCTGTAATGGTTTGCTTGAGCTTAGATCCCGCGGCAACTTGGAAATATTCGTTAATTCCCTTAATGTCCTCTGGAGTGTATCCTTCTACACCATCATAGGCTTTCTTAAGGTCATTGATGAACTCTTGTACACTCTTGATGTTGAGTTTAAATAGATACTTCTCGTCTCTTGTAATGAGATAGTTTTTGTCTAAGAAGAGATGTTGTAGAATATCGTTCGTTAGATATTGTATAGGATTATTTAAGATATCGTCTACTGTTTTTGTGTTCGGGTCGTCTTTATCTTTATACAACAACACTTTTTGTATTTTTGTAAAAGTGCTTGATAGATCTTTTATGAACTCCCGTGTAAACGTTCTACTACCGTATAAGTTGTCTCTAAGCTGTGTAAATTCCGTATCATTAAGACCTTTTTTTATTTTTTCCATAAGGGGTTCCGGGGTCTTATACTCAGTACCTCCTAATCTAATAGTGCTGCCGGGGGTATCTACAAAATACTTCTTAATTAATTGAACCACTTCTATAGTTTCAAGGGTAGGGACCAGGAACTCTGTTACTGTATTTGCAATTCCAGGAACTTTATCCATATCTACGTAAGGTTGTTCAATTATCTTAGAGAGAAGAGGTTGTAGATAGTCAATGTAGCGTTTTTTCAGTGTTTCATAAGGACCATTTTCCTTAAAGTCTTTTAATTCTCCAAGAATCGTCATTAGGCTATCTAATCTCTTCCTAAAGCCCTCTCGTTTTTGTTGCATATCTAGTAGTTTCTGTTTTTCGGCAGCGGAGGCGTCCTTGGTGACTAAGGGAAAGTTATAAACGAAATAACCTATTGTTTCTGGCCTAGTAGAGTCAGGGGTAGAATAATTTTGAATAGATTCTACATTTAAAACACTGGTAACGTTTGCAACGTTTTTTGGAAAGGGACCGGCACTAAAGATGTTCTTGCTTAGATAGGATACATCAATTACCCCGCCTTTAGCTGCTGTATTATTAATTGTATCTATAGTGATTGCGTCTATCTTTTGTTCTTCTTTGCTGATTTCGTTTTGGAGTTCTTTGAGGAGAGGCGCTGGGCGAGGGTCCTTAAACTCCTTTATTGGGACGGTGCTCGTATACGTGTTCCAGTCATTGCGTAGTTCTTTGATCAAGTCTTCTACTTCATTCACCTTGTTTGCAAGCTTGCGGGCATTTTCCACGTCCACCTTGATAGCATTAAGTGTAACATCTTTAGACACCGGCGTTACCAGTTCATCATCTTTTTCTTGTTGCGAAGCCATGGGTGGCTGTCCTCCTACCATAGGGGTGAGAGAAGAACCTCCTGTAGGAGGGGTCGCGACATCTGGACGTTTATCTGGAGAAGCCTTTATTATATCCAACCATGTTGTCGTGTTTGGGTCAATCTGATATATTTGTCTTATGACATTTACTATCTTCTCCCGGTTTTTTGAGATTATCGTTTCGTTAATATTTTTGTTAAATATGGATATGGTCTTCTTGAATTCTTTGTTAATTGTTTCTTTGTCAAATGTTGGGAAACCACTACCGGTAAGAAGTGTAACAAATTTCTTAACATAATCATCTACTACTAGTTTACCAAAGGTTTTGTTTTCAGTTTCTGTATATTGGAGTAGATTTGTATATAAAAATGCTCCTATCACGTATTTATTATGAGCAATATATGGATGTGTATCTTTTTTTAGCTCCTCTACTTTGATATAAAACTCTTTCAGAGATGCGGACACCTTATTTGTAATATTATCTTTACATATGTTGATAATTTCATGTAAATCATTAATGTCACTAGTTTTAACAGTTCCAGTAAACTTATTATAAATTAAAGAAGGTAGTTTTCTAGACGACGCGGAGGGGAGGGGAGGTAATGGTAAAAAGCCCTCGGGGTCGGGGGAAGAAGGACTGAGATTTAAACTTTCAATAATTACTTGAATGGAAGCATCTAGATTCCCCTTCCCCTTGTCACCATCCTTTAATATTTCTTTTAGTTGGGTTAGTTTATCTACTATATTTTTTTTTTGAGTATCATCATCTTTAAACACCAACTGTATGTCTTTGAGTGCATCTATATACAATGTAATATAGGGTACTATAGTTCTGACGGAGGGGTGAGTTAATAAAGCATCTAAATAAACGTTATAGAGATTTTTCTTGTTTTCCTCATTTGTTTCTCTTGTAATTTGGTCTATTAAGTAAAGAGGGTTTATTATATCGAATAAGGAGGATTTTGATGTAGAGGTATCACTTGTATACGCTGTAACAAATGCATCTGTAAGTGGTGTCTGAGGTGTATGTGGTCTCTTCGGTGATAGTTTCAATATATCAATTAGAACTGTACTCTTTTCTTTATCATCATCCTTGAGTTTTGTCTGTAGTTCTTCTAGTTTAGTTTTAATATCAGGGGAATCTAATTCTAATTCTATATTTATATCTCGTAAGTCTAACGCTACAATATCGTCATAGGTTATTTCAGTTTTTGTAGATAAATCTTTAAGATATTCATTCCATGTTGTTTTTATTGTATCTGCATTTAACGGATTCTCTGTTAATGCTTTTTCAAGAACTTCTTTTGGATTTGGTGCTGCTAAGATGTTTGCAACTGTAGACGCTAATGGTCCTGCTGCTACAGGAGTAACACCAGTAGCAGTAACAGCAGTAGCAACAGGAGTCCCTGTAGAATTCAACAATGCATCCACTCCTGTAGACACACCTTTCAAATATTCTAGCACTTGTTTATGAATCTCGTCTAAGGAAAGTGCTTTTGGTGTTGTCGTCACGGCGGCGGTGGCAAGTAAGGCTGTCACTACAGGTGGTGGCGGACTAGTCGGATTCTTTAATCCTTCAATAAAGCTTACAATGGTCTCATGGGTCTTCACAATTCGTTGGAAGGATTCATCCATAATAATAGATAAATCCGGGGTGGCGGCGGTGGTAACTGTGCCACGCTTGGGAAGTATTGCCCCTACAGCGAACCTGGCTGCCGCCGCCCCTTTCGCCATCGCTGCGGCGTATATTGAAGGCCCTGGTGTCACTGTACCAGATCCCGAAGGGGAGAGGGCGAGACCTGACATAAAGGTCGCAACGAGTCCTTGGAGCTTCTGCACTTCGTCGTAGACACTCGCCATAATAGCGGCTTCGGTCGGAGTCGGTGGGCGTGCGGGTCCTGCGCTTCCGGTTCCAGAACTAGAAAATGTGCTTAGAAGGTCCATCACTCTTTGCGTAGCATCTTGTAAATAGGAATACGCAATGGAGCTCGGATCTACCCCTGCTGCGATCGCTGCAGCTGCAGCACTTTTGCTACTAAAAGGGTTTCGTATTCCAGAGAAGGAACTATATTCTTTCTTCACTTTCTCAAAATAGTTTTTAAATGTAGTGTCTGTATCATATATCNTTCCATCTGTATTAAACTTAACCTNTATCTCGCCGCCGCCGTTTGGTTTAACTTTTATATCATCAAAATATGCTACCAGGGATTCACCTTGGATACCACCTCCTGTTTGTTGTAGTTTGAACTGGAGACCAGTAGCCTCAGTTAATAGATTTAAGATGGATGATTGGACCTTCTTATCTATACTCGCTTCACTTAGAACCTGTATTAGGTTTAATAACATACGGTCCATTGCATCTTTGTCACGCTTGATTCGTTCTTCATATTCTGTGACCGCTTTCTTAAAGTTGGAGATTTCTAAAGGGTTCTCTTGATAGAGTTCATAATACTTATATCGGTAAGGAACCCAAGCTTTGATTAGATTCTTGATACTTGTTTCTATATTATCAAAGGATTCTGTATAGCTCTTTTTAAGTTCCCCTAATACAGCCTTGGTGGGAGTTGCAATTTGTTCTGCATTTTGAAGCGCCTCGGTAAATACTCCTGGCTTTTCAAGCAAATTTTTGAGATTAGCCTCTTCAATCTTATACTTACCCTGTGGTTTGTCTTTGATTTCTAAGAGTGCCTTCCGAGTAAGCTCCAAGAAGAAATAAAAGTTCTTTTCTATTCGTTTGAGTTCATAGATATCTTTGTTCACAGAATCATAGAGAATTGGTTTTAGTTCTTCAAACGCCCTTTTGTTTGTAGTGATAAGATTGTTGATGGCTTCTTCTGAACGGTAATAATTCGTAAAAGTAGGAGTCACTCCAATAAAAGCTTGCAGATTTTCTAATAACTTATTTTTCTCTGTGTCGCTGGTAATGTCCTCAGGAAGTATATACTCGTTAATCGTCTTGATAATACCTTCTGAAATTGTTGTGGACATTGTACGTCAATTCACTTACTGTTTAAAAATAAAATTTTTTACACATTTAGGGCAACTACGGAAGTAAGCAGCCATGTATACATACTAAACTTCTCCACACCAGAAAGAATCGTTGCTTTATCAGCAAAAGATAATACTGGAGGTTGATCAAATTCACGATATTCCTTTACCACATAAGGAATGGGTAATAACATAAGAATACAAATTAGATGCACTACAATTCTCCAGATACCTTTACCGTCATCTGACTGACTATTCATATAGAAGAATATCATTCGGAAAATCATATCTTCTTTACGAGCATTGGTGAGGAATACAACCAGAAGGAAAATACAAGTATACATTCCAAAATACATCGCAAAAGCATCGGTAAACTTCTTGATATATCCACTGTAAATAGACCACTCTGTTAAGAAAAGCGCCAAGGCACGTACAATATAGGTGATACCTATAAAGATCGCACGATCGGCCCATTCTACTTTTTCATTAGTAGGGCTGTAATAAGGATCATTCTTATAAGTACTAATCACCTGTTCTGGAGTGGGAGGCGTGGCTTCCGAGAGACTTTTAAACTTTTCGGTAATCCCCTCATTACCATCCTTTTGATCAAAAAGACGATTGGACATGTCACTTAGTAAAGTTCTACCCGACATTTCTGGAATTGCTCCACCAGTAACAGATCCGAACTTCTTCCAAAATTCCGCTTGTTCTTCAAACCATTTCTTACGGGCATCGGAGGCAGGTGTAGTAGGCACCAAAGGGGTGGGGGCAGGGTCAGTGCTATAGTATTTTATTGCCTCTTGAGAAATCTTACGAACCTCGTTAATTGTTTCCTTAACCGGATATTCCAATGCTTTGAGTACACGGTCCCAATACTTGAATTCATATGTACCACTTCCAAAGTTTTTCAATAAGTATTCTTCTAACTTTGTAACACTCGTAACAACAGTATCTCCTGCTAGAGGAGTAAATGTGTGCGGCGTAGTATCAAGCTTATAGTTAGTTATAAAAGTATTTAGTATTGCTGTTACCTTTTGTTCAGAAATCATGATCCGAGGAGCAGTTTCCTCAACCTTGATGTTTCGTGTGAGAATATTACCAGAGAGTTTTCCTTTGATTGTTTGTAAGAGGTTCGAATCCATCTTCGCCTCTGGGCGTTGGAAGTATTGTACAATATTTTTAATCTTATCGTCAATCTGCTCTCTTTGGAACCGAGTTTGATTTTCCTTTTTAATCACCGTTTCAAGGATTCGTGGGTTCGGATTTGCAATAGATTCCATTACCTGCATGTAAAAGTTAAAACGGCTTGGAGAATGCTTGTATACTTGTTCATTATCAAGCACCGCACCAATCGTGGAGCTTGGCACACCTAGCGAGGTTAGATTTGACCATTTAAACAAAAATTTGTCCATATTGTCTTTCATATTTGGTTGACTCATATGTATTGTCCCTTAATTAGTTCTATAGATTTTTATATCCATAATTCCTTGGTAAACCAGCCTGTAAATCCAAGAATCACCAATAAAATGAATGCTACAAGCGATACCTTTTGTATCGTTCCTTCAGGATAATTTTTATACATCGTATGGTAAATATAATAAGCATATGCAAATATAATAAACATTACTAATCCATTAACTTTTGTAAAGTAGCCATCAATAACTTCCTTCATTGCAGAGTCCCCACGCATTATAGACATGTTATCTACAATGGTTGAAGGCAAAGGATTTCCCTTCTTAAAAGATGGGTTGTTCACAATATAAGTATTTAACAATGTTAAATATTTTGTACGAATAGCATTATCGGCTTCTGCAGTTGTTGCCATTTTTATAGCAACATCTGGAATTAGATAGGTCAATAGTTCCTTGTCTTTTCCATTTGATCTTAAGTTACTTGCACTTATTTCTGAACCATCTATGTGAAGGTTATATATTTTTACAAGAGTACGTTTTAGATCTATTATTTGTTCTCCTGAAAGATAGATTGGTTTTATGAGTTGTTTTAATTGTTGAGGAATGGGAATACCTTGAATATCTGAATCATTGATTACATGCATCGCATATTCATAGACTGACTCTTTATAATCCGAATTATTTATATTTGACAAATCAGGGGCTCCACTTCCTGTAGCCCCAAGTCTATTGGTTTCTGATCTAATTATATTCTTCTCTAATTCAACCGTTAAGTTTATTTTGTTTACTTCATTAGAACCATTTAATACACTTACAATACTATTATTTAGGTCTCTTGATTTATTCTCATATGCCACCCCAATTTTATTTTGAAAATCTACAATTATATCTGCAACCGTTGGAATAATTACCATCATAATAATATACAACAGTATTATATGTACAATAAAACTGGAGGGAATTGGCGTCATACTGCTATTAGGAATAACTGGATTATATATCATAGTTCCTAATAGAATGATTCCAAAGATAAGAGATAAATAAAGATATTGATTTTTGATGATTTTCTTCTTCTCTTCTTCATCATAGGTTCCGAACTTTCCAGCATTAACCTTATATGTAGTTACACCAAAAGGAGATAGCTTAATATCACCAGCACCTATGTAATTTCCATTAATCCATACACTTAAGAGATATATCATTGTACCTAACAAACCTGCTGGGATTCCGTACTTCATGAATACAGTATGTAATAAGGGTAATTTACCACCAGGTCCCTGTACCGTTTTCTCAAAAGTATACATAAATAAATAACTTTTAGAGTCTCTATCGGTAAAGTTTAAAATAAATACAAAGAACAACCAAAGAATATAACTACATATGATAATGATAATACTTACAGATAGTAAATTAAGATAGGCTGTTTCAAACTGTTTACGAACACTTTCATTGTAGACATTGTATGCTTGGAATTCAGCTCTTTCTCGTTCCATAAATACGGGAGTGCATTGATTTTGTAAACCAATACCATACTCGTAGCTACCTTTCATATCATATGAAGATTTAATCATATATACAAAGGAGATAAGCACTAAAAAATAGGAAATGAACAATAGGTTTAAAGGTTGTTTTACAATTGTTTGAATCTCCATATTATCAAACTCTATTCTATATCAAGACAAGAATTTTCAAAAAAAATTTAGAGATTGTTTCGGACGGCAATCATATAGTACATCATTATAACAAATAATATTATTACAGTAATGAGGATTGCATTTCGTACAAAGGTTTCCTGTATATAGTATTGATGATAGAAACTATATAACATAATTGTAAGTAAAACCCATCCGATTGTTTTTAGCATGTCTACATCTTTTATAATGGAATCATATTGGTTTAGAAAAGACAACTCCGGGAGATAGGTGATATACGTATCTTTGCATTCTAGCGAGGAAGAACCTACATCAATATTTATACATGCCCAATCATGGTAAGTGCTATTGATATATTCTAGATCTCTTTTTCTAATAGACGAAGGCGGATTAATATTATTTTCTGGACGAAGAAGCTCTAAAAATTTAGCTGTATTTACACCTACAACCTTACCATCTTTTTTCGTAAAAATGTATGTTTCTAGTTCATTGATAAGACCTGTATTTGTATAAATAATTTCATCCGTTGGTTGTTGTCCTGCTAATGTATATTTTTCACTTCTCCAACGATCTACCAAACTGGTAACAAATTCTTTTGGGAATGTAGAAAGACCATTTTCCATAAAATAATGTTTAATAGATCCATCACTACCTGTTGTATAATACTGATTGAGGATTTTATCCAAATCACTTTCTATTTTGTTCCATTTCTCAGTATACTTTGAACTACTGTTTACTATAGACGAGTATGAGAATGTCACCGTAAGTATTACGCTAATTATAATTATAAACATTAATATTTGGAAATATACATTAAAATTAGTTTCAGGTATATTTTGACTAACTTGAAATCCTAATCCAGTAAAAATCACTACAAATCCAATAATACTGAGTGCAGTAACAGTCTTTTGAAAATTACTTAATATACTATTTATAGAAGATGTATCTTTTAAATTGTAGCGTAATGTTTCTTTTTCCATAGCATCACTTCCACAATATTCTTGTGCAAGATAGATTCGTTGAATCTCAAAACTAATACTGTATACACAGTACAACCAATAGATAGTCAGTATGCCAATTATAACTCCAGTTATAGAGATACATATACTTACGACTGCTTTCTTATCTTCTAGTTCCATAGTGTGCAGACACTCTCTTAATCAAGGAAAACATTTTCTTAACTATCTAATCTCCCTTTTTAGATGAACGTGTATCCCATGGAAACACGATATTCCATATGAACTCATTTATCCCTGAGAAAAAGGGTTTTATCATATTATCATAAACCCAATCCATCTCTTCCCTGTAAATAGAATAGATTCCTACTACAAATGCAAAGGATAGAATCCATCCAAGATAAATATAGTTACGGAAGCTACTACGTCTTGAAGGGACTGTGAATAGTCCCATGAGCAATCTATTTAAAATAGAAATCCTATTCGCTACATTCTTCCGGACATTATCTCTTTTTAATTTTGTATTAAGTACATTGGTCGCCCCACTAATATAAGGATCTATCATTGCATATAAATTAGGGATAAAGACATTTTGTTGAAAATACATATAGCTTATTGGATTAATACTGCGAACTCGTCTTTCTTTTAGAGTAAACACATCTCGGACAATATTGAAAGCTGGAGAATCAGAAGGAACATTGATCTTAAAGAAGTTATATAAACTTAAAGTAAAAATCATACTTCCAATTGCCTGATGTCGGTCTCCTTGACTATTGATAATACGAATACATTCTGTTAGATTTTCACTGACGACATTATCAAGGAATTCAGAATGATTGGTCATGTTATCATACATCGTATTCGCCATTTGGCGTATATCAGCGGTTGATGCCTTCATCTCAGGTTGGAGACTATTGAGAAATGTTGTATTGTAATATGTATTTTGGATAAATGCAGTCGCAATTGTAATGATCATTACCATAATTGCTTTCTTTGCCGGTTCAAAACTGAGTGATTCATCAAAATCTACCTTATTAAGTGCTTTTAGAACTTTTAGTATCAGGAATAATGCAACTTGGAGTAAAATAGTTTTTGCAAAATAGGTTACCAATTGGAACATAAACTTAATAAATTCTTGTTGTAAGAAAATGGTATAAGGTTCGTCCTGTTCACTATTTTTAGCATAAAGAAGCGTGGAGAAATCAAGGGTATCCTTGTTGAATACATTTGGATTAATAAACAATAGAATATATTGCCATACTTCCAGGACTGAGAATTTTAGAATGTCTACACTTGAAAGGAAAAATGTTCCAAATACAAGTGCTGCCCCAAGAGCTCCATAGATCATATAAAGAATGTTAAATCCACCCATTAATCCTTGACCAATCACTGATCCAATATTAGAAGGGAGACTCTTCTCACCTTGTGCACCTTCTTGTTGTTCTCCCTCACCTTTAGCATTTGAATCTTCGGAAGATTGCGCACCTGTTTGTGTTTCCCCCACGGATGTTTTTTGATTTCCTTTTAAAAGACCACCTTTGTCCTGAATACGTTCTTCAAGTATTTTTCCTTTCTCGTCGTCATCTTTCACGTTTGGAAATTCACTTGTTATATTTTTAATTTCTTTGTTACGAGCCTTATTATATTCTGCAAACTTTTCTTCTATATAGTTTTCTGCGACTACTGTTTTGAAAGTACTATTCCATAAGTTAGTAAGGTTACGTGTAGACTCTTTAGTTAAGTTTTTATTTATA